CTGGAACATCATCTGCTTTTTCTTTTATACCAACAGGTACAAAACCACCTTTAGCTCTATAGTCTAATTCTTTTACTCCGCTTGCGTTTTGTCTAACAGGTATACTCATCATACCACCTTTGGCTTTATTGTTTCGCATTATATCTTTTACGTCTTTTCTTATTTTGTTTATATCTTCGTCTAGTGCACCATCTACAAATGTTTTAATTAGATCATTGTCAACACCTCTTTTAATTAACATTTCTATTTTTTTTATATTAATGTTTTTTCCTTCACCAAAACCAACTCTACCACCCATATTATATAATTGATTATATCTCTCTATTCCAAGATCAGCTATTGCTTCATCTTGGCTTGCATAACCTCCTGGATTTGCTGCAGAGACATTAGGATTAGCAAATCCTCCTCCCATACCTGCTGTATTAGAGGATGGCATTAGATCTGATGGAGCATTCATAATACCAGCTTGTGGTAACCTAGCTCTTGCTGCTTGTAACATTTGTTGATTAGATGCACGTTGCTCGTCATTATTTAAAAGATTTTGTCTAAGTGTATTAGACATATTAATACCTGGAGTTCTAGCTGTTGGTTGATTTGATCTTGCTTGCATAATTATTGCTCCAAGTCCTTCTGTTGGTTCTGTAGAACTAGACGTAATATTATCAGCTGGTCTTATTCTTGATCCAAGGCTTCCTCCTGATATAGGAGCTTCTGTTATAGGAGCTTCTGTTATTGGTGTGTCATATTGAAATGCAGCAAGATTAGATATTTCATTTTCTAGCTGAGGTCCAAAAGTTTGCAAACCTAATTGTTCTTTAAAATCAGGGGTTTTATTAAATTCTTGTAAAAGATCTTGTGTGATTTCTTCTTGATTCATTCCTCCTGCTTGTTTTGCTTTTATTAAAGAAATTAATTCAGGACTAGTTTGCTCTGCGTAAATATCCTCCATTGTTGTATCAGGTGTTTGGGTTGGTTTATTATAATAATCTTTAAAAAGATCTTTATAAGATCCTGAAGCTGCCATTCTTCCATAAGTTTCGTGCCCATATATATCTCCATCTGGACCTTTGTACATAAATTCATCATAGTTTCCAGGAACACTGTTTGGGTTTTTTAATCTTGTAAACCCTGGAATAACACCTGCTTGTGTCGGGGTTTGTGTTGTAGGTGTTTGTGTTGTCGGAGCCATTGATTCATTTAACATATTTAAAGCGTCTTCATTTGCTTTTGCTTGTTGTGATCTAGCTATGGCAGCTTGATTTAATAAACCATCTCCTGTTAAACTAAAATCATCTTCTTTTCTTACAGGGGAAATTCCCATAGCAGCAGCTTCTGACGGAGTTTTATATTCTGCTTGACCACTTGAATTAGTGCCTACTTGAACTAAACTTTTATCTATGTTGTATGTTCCTATACCATAACCTTCCATTGGAAAACTTCCATTAGCAAACCCAACTCTACCACCTGTAGCAAAATTGTATTTTGCAACAAATTGATTTTTTTCTTCATCAGTTTAGTTGAATATTCTTTATCAAATTTATAATAGTTATCCATATAAGTTCTCATTTGACCACCTACTACTTCTCTTCTTTCAGCTAAATAATCTTCCATAGTTTCACCAGGTCCTTGTGGTCTGAAGCCACCTTTAAAATACTCGTATAATAATGTAGCTCCACTTGTAATACCACCTACTAACAATTGTTGTTGTATAAAATCAGGTAGTTTATTTACTAATGGGATTTTACCGATTGTTGCATCAGTTGCTGTTTGTACTATACCAACACCCTTTCTAGCATCATCTGCATCTTTTAATTTTTTTGCTTTTGTTGGATCTCCACCTTGAAACAATTTACCTAAACCTTCGGTTTTAAAACCTTCCATAGAATATTTTTGACGACCAAAAACATTACCTAATTCTGAACCTGATGCTCCACCTAATTTTCCTACACCTTTACCAAATGCATAAGTTGCAGCACCTTGTTTAAGTGCATCACTAATACTACCTCTTTGATCAAATCTTCCAATACCTCTCATAGCTGCTGCATAGCCTGGATAGAACGGTGCAACAAAAGGTGCAGCTTTAACTGCAACATCTGCTAATTCATTTGGAATAATATCTCTAACTTTACCTAAAGCTTTATCTTTAAAATCTTGAAAAGTGCTACCTATACCGTATTTTTTACGGATAGTTTTGACGGTCATTACACCGCCTCTATTACGTAACTGTCTTTGCATAAGAGCTCTGTTTATCATATGTTTTAATTAATTAAATTTTTAAGGCAGGAATTTCACCTGAGTTTACTAATCTACTAGGTTTTTCCTAGTAAATCAAGACTATGTTATTACTTCTCTAGGTTTAATTTCTAGAGCAGAAAGCACCACGTGTAGTCTATTTGCGGTTGCTGCTGTAACTTTTAATACTTCACTTTCCTCTAATACTAGAGGTGCTGTTAATAGTTCTGTTGTTGCATTTGCTGATATAGTCTTAGTCTTAAATAAGCTAAATACAGCATCACTTGTGTCAGTAATAGTGACCGTTATTGTGTCAGCATTACCTGAGTCTTCTGATATTAATATAGATTTTATTACACTAGTTGCGGCAGAAGGTACAGTATATAGTGTTGTAGCACTTGTTGTAGTTAAATCTACTTTTTTATTTACAAAAGAATTTGCCATTAATTTATAAAGAAGTTTAGTGCTTCTACTTCATCCTTTAAATCTTGTTGGTAAGTTGAGTTTAATTTATTAACTATACTATCAACATCTCTGACAAACGATTGAGATAATTGTTCATCATATTCTTGACCTGGTTGTGTTAAAGATTGTACAATTCTAGCCATTATCTTCTTCCATCTGGTTGATAGTCTATTCTAAATGTGCCTAATCTCCAAAACTGACTTGTGCTCGTATTTTCTACTTTTAATGATATTGATCTAGCTCTTGCACGTGTGTCTATTTTCTGTGTGCCACTTGTAATTGTAAAGGGTCCTAACGAAGAACTTGCTGCTGTATCATTTGGAAAGTCTCTTAAGTTTAATGTAATTCTTGCATCACCTGTTTGTGCTAAAAAATCTGGTATCACTCTTCTTATTTTCATCATAAACTCACCATCACCATTTGTTCCTTCTTGACCTATATCAAAGTCTCCTGATTCTATATTAGCTGTAATAGCAGTCGTTGCGCCTTCTTTAATTTGATTTAATCCTGTCTCATGTTCAAAGTATGTCGATGTACCATCCGTGCATCCAATCACATGATCTTTACTTGTTGAAGGAGTTGTACCACTTGAATTATATTCTGTTGCATGAGGTTTACCAAATATAGCAGAATCTTGCCAAGCTGTTCTTGCTAATGTGCCTGTAGTCCATACAGGTCTTTGTGGTGAAGAATCTATATAGTTATAGCAAACCATTCTGTTTACTGTTCCTGATGCTGCGTTAGGATAGAACCACATAACTTCACCAAACAAGTTATTTAATCCTGCATTGATATGTTGTTTTGGTGTTAAATTTATATCATCATAAACATGATCTTCTACTAAACACGGTAATGATTCTAGTTTTCCTGTGTATCTAAAGAAACCATTCTCAGACATCCAATAAGCAGAACCATCAACTTCAACAGCTGCATGAGGACCAATCAATCCACAACTCGTACCAACTTGTTGAAATGAGAAAGTAAATGGTGGACCAACAAATTTCATAATAAACAATGCTGTGTCAGTCCAAATGTAAGTAACATCTCTACCTCTAATAGCTCCTACAATTCTTGATCCATCAGAAAGTCTTTGCGTACCTGCTGTGTTAGTTGCTGTGGGTGTGTATGTATTAATGTCTTCTTGAGAAGAAAATCTTATAAACATTTCATCTTGTGTTGAAGCAGTTCCAATAGTTGTTTCTGTTCCAAAAAATACTAAGTGTCTATCAGGTGCTGATACAATCATACTTCTAGAAGCTGTGGGTGCTCCTGTTATAACAGTTGCTCTAGTATTTGTTGCATTGGATGCATTAGAGTTCCAAGAAAAAGTTACTCCATTAAATATAGAAGCAAGTAAAGTATTACCAAAATTGTCTAATGTCCACAAACCTGGGTCAGTTACAACGTCTCCTGATGCTGCAGCATTCCATGCAAAAAATTGAGATGCATCCGTTACTGTTGCACCGGATGAGTGAGAAGCTGCTGTAGTTCCTAATGCTCCTCTTGTTAAACCAGATAAAGTACCACCACTGTTTCCAGTGTAAGTAATAAGTTCACTGTCAACTAATACAGTTCCTGACGATCCAAAAGAAGAAGAACTAGCCATAGTTAAACTTGTGACTGAGGCGTTAATACTTGATGATAATGTTGATGTAAATTGACCTGCTTTAAAACCACTCCAAGGTCCTAGTCCCCAACCTGTTGATGCAACCTCTGCTGCTGGACCTACTGGAAAATAGTGTTGTACTCTAATACCACCTGATGTAGATGCTCCCGATCCACTTTCATTAGAAGCTAGTGTTATAGTTAATGTTGTGTCTGTAGGAATAGAAGCAACTTGAAATTTGTTGTCATCAAAATTAGCAGAATTAAAATTAGAATTAGTTATAGATGTAAAATTATCTAATAAAATAATATCACCTATATTAATATTGTGTGCTGATGCAAAAGTTAGTGTTACAGTTGCAGATCCATTAGTTGTAGAGAAAGCACTAGTTAATGTTGTTGTAGATTTAATAGGACTAATATCATAAAAAATACCACCTGAATAAACATATAAAAGTCTATTTGTACCTAATGCTGCATACTTAATACCTGCTGTATTAATAAAGTGATGAATAGCTGTATTACGACCTGTAATATCAACTGAGCCTAACTGTGCCCATCCGCCTATTTTCTCTGGTGTGCCATATCTAAATCTAACATTGTCACCTCCGATCCATTGGCTTTCGCCTCCAGTTGCGGTAACTTGTTTATTGAATCCAGATGCAAATCTAACTTTTTGTAACATATGTCTCTCAGATTATATTAAAGTGCGTTGTGAATCAACGAGTTTTAGGTATACCTAACATAGGTCTTTTATCATACAAATTGGAC